CACCTAACAAGGAGCCGTTATGCCGTCAGTATCTAAAGCTCAGAACCGCTTTATGCAGGCAGCGGCCTCCAACCCTAAGATGGCTAAGGAACTCGGTATCTCTCAGAAGGTAGCCAAAGAGTTCGTCAAAGAAACCAAGTCTATGAAGGGTAAGCCGGAGAAGAAGAAGTGAAAGAGGTCTATGAGAAGCCCCGTCCCAAAGGATTAGGTAAACCCAAAGCCCTGAGCCCCAACCAGAAGAAGGCGGCCAAGGCTTTCGCTAAGAAGTCAGGAACCGCTTACCCTTCTCTGCTGGCTAACATGGCTGGAGCCAGAGCCAAGAAATGAAGGTCAGGGATGCTGCGAAACTTTTTGAGAAGTACGACAAGCGCACTACAAAGGCTATGTCAGAGCATAACAAGGCTGGTGGAGAAGTTCGTAAGCCTGTTCGAAGCACCAAGGGCGCATCAAGAGCCGATCAATATGACCGTGCCAAGTTTATCTATAGAAAAGCAGCCCAGGCGCTCACGGCGAACCACCCCCTCAAAGACAAAGACGGAAACCCGACCCCAGCGGCCTTACAGTTCAAAAGGTGGGCGGCAAAAGTCCCGCAAAACGAAGCCGACCTCCGAGAGCTAAAGTCTCTGGGCGCTAGGCTCAAAGAAAGATACAAGCCCGACTAATGCACCCAACCGCCATGCAGGGGGCTCAGGACTTCTTCTTGAAGTTCTCAAGAGAGTTCGCCGACCCAGTAATAGTTGAGATAGGCTCCCAGGATGTCAACGGGAGTATCAGACAAGTAGCCCCGCCGGGGAAGTATGTAGGACTAGACTTCCAAGAGGCCAAGGGCGTAGACATCGTTTTAGAGGACGCTTACTCTTTTCCTCTTGAAGACAACTACGCCGACATGATTGTAACGAGTAGTTGTTTCGAGCATTCAGAGATGTTCTGGCTAACCTTTTTAGAGGGTGTCAGGATTCTCAAACCCAACGGGCTTTTCTACATTAACGCCCCGTCTCAGGGTCAGTACCACGCCTATCCTGTGGACTGCTGGAGGTTTTACCCAGATGCTGCGGGGGCTCTTAAAACCTGGGCCAAGCGAAACGGCTACGACTTAACTGTAGAATACACAACCATACTGCCTGGACATTGGGGAGATTTTGTTGTCGTCTACAGAAAGAATCCTTAACTTAGGAAGCGGGAAGGACTGGAGAGCAGACTGCATCAACGCAGACATCCAGCCATCTAAAAACCCGGACTGGGTGCTAGACATACAGAATGTCCCGTGGGGCGAGTTAGTAAAAACACGGTCTCAGGAGTTCTGGGTGAACCCTGGAATCTTTGACAAGATCATCGCCAACGATGTACTGGAACACATCCCAGACTTAGTAAAAGCGATGACGAACTGTAAAGACCTCCTGAGAGACGGGGGCGAGTTTCATATCCATGTGCCTTATGACCTTTCTTACGGCGCATGGCAAGACCCAACTCATGTAAGAGCTTTCAACGAAAGAAGCTGGCTTTACTACACAGACTAGCATTGGTACTTAAACTGGACAGACAGGTTCTACCTAAAGTCATTGAAGTTCCACAAAAACCCAGAGATAGAAGTACCAGAAGAACTGCTGACTTACACCCCCCGAGCAATCGACTCTATGAGCGTTGTTCTAATCAAGAACCAATAAACCTGTATACTTATACAGTACCGAACAACCTAAGAGGATTCGGAAATGGAAGAACCTAAAGTAGGCGGAGATACGCCAAACCGAGGCAATGCAGGCAAGGGAAGGCCACGAGGCAGTCCCAATAAGTCCACCGCAGAGGTGAGAGAAGCCATTGCAAAGCTCGTAAGTATGAACATCGAGGAAGTAGACGAATGGCTGGGAATGGTTGCTTACGGAGACGAGTCTCTGGGGATTAAACCTGACCCAGCAAAGGCTATTGACTTGCTTCACAGAATGGCTGAGTACCACATCCCCAAACTTGCTAGAACTGAGCATACGGGCAAAGACGAAGGCCCAATACAGATAGCAGTCGGATGGCAGAAGTAAGAACCATTCCTTACAAACCCCGGGAGCATCAGCTTGCAATCCATTCGGCAACTGATAACCACAGATTTACTGTTGCGGTCTGCCACCGAAGATTTGGCAAAACTGTTGCGGCAATCAACGAGATCATTAAAGCTGCGCTCAACTGCGACAGGGAGGCTCCTCGTTATGCCTACATCGCACCTACTTATACACAAGCCAAGCGAGTTGCCTGGGACTACTTACTGAAGTACACCGAGCCACTAGAGGGTAAGGCGAACATTTCCGAGTTGCGGGTGGATTTCTGGGGTAGGCGCATCTCACTTTACGGAGCCGATTCGCCTGATAGTTTGCGTGGAATCTATTTAGACGGTGTGGTTCTCGATGAGGTCGGGGACATGAACCCCAAAATCTGGAACGAGATCATTCGTCCGGCCCTGGCTGACAGGCGAGGCTGGGCTATGTTTATTGGAACTCCTAAAGGAGCAAACCATTTCAAAGACCTCAGAGATCGAGCGGAAGCTGAAGATGATTGGGCGCTACTTGAATTCAAAGCCAGTCAGACAGGTGTCGTTCCGCAGGATGAGTTGGCTGCGGCTAAGAAAGAAATGGGCGAGGATAAGTACGCTCAGGAATTCGAGTGTTCATTCCATGCTGCCGTTGAAGGCTCGTATTATGGTGCGATCCTTAATGACATTGAAAAGAAGGGCCAGGTTACAGAAATCCAGCGAGATGACCTCTGCCGCACCATTACGGCGTGGGATTTGGGGGTGGGGGACTCTACGGCAATCTGGGTTGCTCAAACGAGTGGCCAAGAAATCAGGTTGCTCGACTACATCGAAAATCATGGTCAAGGTCTCGACTGGTATGTGCGTGAACTCACGAACAGGAACTGGCATAAAGCCTCACATTACCTGCCACACGATGTGGAAGTCAGGGAGCTTGGCACGGGTCGCTCCCGTCTTGAAGTTCTACGGGAAGCGGGGCTTGACTGTACAGTCGTACCAAGGCTCTCTGTAGACGATGGAATACAAGCAGTCCGGCGAATCCTCCCGAGGTGCTGGTTTAATGTGCCCCAGGTGAAACAAGGATTGGACTGCCTCAGAAATTACAGGCGAGAATACGACGAGAAGCGAAGCGTGTTCTTTGACAAACCTCTACACGACTGGGCTTCCCACGGAAGTGACGCCTTTAGGTACTTAGCATTGTCTATAGACACACAGAGTTCTTGGGGTAAGCCTCTACCGATAACAACGAAATGGATTGTGTAAATGGAAGAACTAACACTCAAAGCGATAGTTGAAGCCGAGATTGACAACGCTATTGGCTATATCGAGACCGAGACCGTTGAGCAACGGGCCAAGGCAATTGAGTATTACAACCGTGATCCCTTTGGCAACGAGGTAGAGGGCCGCTCCCAGATTGTTACAGGCGAGGTCGCTGAGGCTATTGACGGTGCGCTGCCTGCCCTGCTCCGAGTCTTTACCCAGTCTGACGATGTGGTGCGCTTTGAGCCTAATGGCCCTGGTGACGAAGAGAAAGCAAAGCAGGCCACGGAGTATTCCAACTGGGTGTTTATGCGTGACAACCCAGGCGTGACCATCATGCACAACTGGTTCAAGGATGCGCTTCTGTCCAAGGTGGGAACCGTTAAGGTCTACTGGGACGAGAAGAAAGAGGTCAATACCGAGTCCTACCAGAACCTGTCCGAAGAAGAATTGGCGATGCTTCTCTCTGACGAGCAGTTTGAGATTGTCAGCCAGGAGGCTATCCAGATTGGAGAGGTAGAGGCTCCACCTAGTCCTGAAGCCATGATGATGGCTCAACAGACTGGCGTGCCTCCCATGCCTATGATGCAACCCGTCTTTGCCTACAATGTGAAGGTCAAGAAGGAAGACAAGAAGGGCCGGGTCATTATCGAGAATGTGCCGCCCGAGGAGTTCATCATCTCCAAGAAGGCGACCACGGTTAAGGACGCTCCTTTCTGCGCCCACCGCAAGCTCGTAACCCGCTCCGAACTGATTGCTATGGGATTCCCCAAGGACGAGGTGGAAAGCCTTATGTCCTACGAAGACCTGACATTTACCCCCGAGCGGGTGGCCCGTTACTCCGTTGGAGAGCAGCCGCTAGAGCGTCAGTCCCAAGACAAGTCCATGCAAGAGGTCGAGACCTTTGAGTGCTATATGCGGGTGGACTTTGATAACGACGGTATCGCAGAACTGCGCCGAGTTTTCTACGCTGGCCAGACCATCCTAGAGAACGAGGAGATTGACTACATCCCGTTTTGTTCTATTTGCCCGATCCCGATGCCCCACAAGTTCTTTGGGCACTCGCTGGCCGACAGAACGATGGACTTGCAACTTATCAAGTCTACGATTACCCGTCAGATACTTGACAACCTTTATCTGACAAATAACGCCCGAATCGCCGCTGTCGAGGGTCAGGTGAACTTGGATGACCTCTTGACGGTCACTCCTGGTGGGGTAG